CAGTTAATGCTAAGCCCTGTTTTTGTATGGCCAACGCGCCAATAGAATTTATATTGAATGTTGCGGCGCCGGTATTCGTAAATCCGGCAGTGAATTTGATGGAATCGCCGGCTCGATGAGCAACATATTGGGAGTCAATAGCGAGCGTCTGCGCATTTGCCGAACCTCCGGAAGTTGCAAAATCAACACCACATCCGATGACATCTTTTCGCAGATTATTCCGCTGGGCGGCCGTTACCGTATCGCCCGCCGCTACTGTTGAAGAATTTAAAGCCATTTAATTATATAAAGTATCACGCGTCATTGAATGTAACGATGGACTGGATATTCATTGTTTCAACATTCGATTTTACCGTTGTAGCCGTAAAACGATTAAATAACTGGCCGGTGTTAGCGCCTGCACCACCATCAATGTAAAAACCATATTCCTCATGAGTATCTACAGCTTCCGTAGCGTCAAAAAAGGTTTCCAGATAAGCAATATTGCTGGAATAAGTACCGGATGATAATACCTTGCGAGATGTTTCGTTTCCCAGAGTAGCGTCGCCGATTACTGCGGCGGTATTATTATCTCCAACTGCGCAATAATTCACTATGCCCGTGTATGTAGTATTGCCGCTTAAGCGCCTAGCCAGCACATTGCGGCCAACTGTCGTGGGGATATTGTGTACAACTTGTTGACGTTTCGTGTAAAACTTGTGCAAAACGCTAATAAGTAACTTATATCGTTTCCAGTAGCCTTTTAATTTAAATTCTATTTCTTTTTTTCTTGATTTATATTCTTTCATTGACATGAATTCCAGCTGTTCTATGAATGCTTTGCGATTATCTATATTTCTTTTAATTAATCGATTAATAATTCGTGCGCTTTTTTTTGTCGCGTCGCAAATCGTAATTAAATGGGTGCCTACGATCTCCTGCATTTCTTTGTTTGGAATATTTTTCATATTTTGATTATAACTTTTTATGCGAAATCACACAAATTGAACCGCGATTCCAGCGGTTGGCTTACACCATTCGGCTCAAATCTCCAAGTGCCGGACGGAAAATCAAGAGCGGTGTTCAAATCGTCCGAGGTTACCGTTTCGGCAATTTTAGCGCTTTTGAATCCGCCATTGGTTGCAGCACTATTGACGTCGGAAGTTTCGACAGTTTCATTTGTGGTGACGTAGCTCTCGACAATGTCATCAACGTTAAGATCAATTCCATCCTTAAGTGCCAATAGTTTTTGAAAAAATTCTATGATTCCAAAAAGTGTTGAACCGAAATTAATATTATAAGAAAAGACGTCCTCATAACGCGCACCGATACTCCGTGCCGCCACTGTCTGCACTACATAATCATCATCCAATCCGCGCACTGTATCTTCAATATGCACGATCTGCCATGCCTTTATGCCATGATGTTGAGTCGCGAATCCGCCCTCTATAATGGCATTGGAATATTCCGATATTTTCGCCTGAGCAATAGCAAGGGCCGTGCCGATGTCCTTAATATTTCGGTCGGTGTACGGATCAAGATCAAATATCCCATCCCCAAATCCAAGCGCCCGCAGCGCCGAGATACTGGCCCCGTCCTGATACTGTATCTGAATGGGAATACGCGCGTAATACTTGAAAATGATCGCTTTCCCGAATCCGAGAGTTGCTTCGGACGCAGTAGTCTTAATGGATTTCTCGTTTGAATTATAGACATAATCTACCGTTGTTTCATCGATTATGCCCTCGATGCCGCTGGTCTTTGTAACAGTCGCAAAGTCGATATTATCCCCTGATGTTTGGCTGGCTATAGCTTCGACGGTGAAATCATTTGCGCCGATAATTGTCAACACTTCGCGCACGGCGTTTGCGCGCGATGTATTCACGATAAAATCGCCAGCACTGAGTCCATGGCCCGTTACTGTGATGTTCGTGGTCGTCGTGCCAGCTTCGGCCGCATGATTATCTGTACCATCGGCAACTTTGATTATGAGGCCGGCAAATTTGCTTTTTAAAATCCATGTTCGGATCGCGTCATCTCCGGGGAACCCTTGTCTCGTATAATTGTCCGATGTTTTTTCTCCTCCTCTAATAATAATCCTGTTGCCGAATTGGCTCTGATCTATGCCTACTTGGAGATTGGAATAATTATTCGAGGTAGGCGATAAATTCACGGGCGACATATCCGTTTCGCGCGGCTTAAAGTGAATACGTCGGGAATAATCGATAAACCAGACATATTCCCACATTTTAGCTAACTTTTGAATGAAATTTGTCGGAGATATTTGAGGGCTTCGGATATCGTCGAAATCCGGCGTTTCAATAACGTTAGGATAATGACGGAAAAAATTGTTTTGCAGGAATCGGAACCCGTCAAATCGGATACTGGATGTTGCCGTTTCGGCGATAACTACTTTGATGTAATCAAAGACTGTCCAGTCCGGCGTTCCCGTTAAACCGTCCGGATCAGAAAGATTAATAGTAGCATAGACCCATTCATTGCTCGATACCGTAAAATCATAGCGCCTATTATTGCCGGAATCTGAACCAAGATAAACACTTGCTGTGGTGATCTTGGTATAATCCGTACATTCAAGCCAGAATCCCAACAGCCCTTTTGTCGGAGTACCGGTATTCGCGCCAGTAAATTCCGATACATTAGTCTGTGTTGGCGTGGCTTCCCATGTAGTTGTGCCCGCCGCAAAAGTCCACCCGAACACGCCCGCCGCAGTGCCTTCCTGATAATCAGTAGTATCCACCGTCGGATTATTGCCATCGCCTGATTCTATCCATTCCGCTTGTATTGCCGCATTATCGGCATAGTTCATGGTATCGACTACGATATTATAATTTACCGTCGAATTACAAAAATCATTGATAATATAGCGAGAATCTACATCCGCCCATGTATCCGAAATAAGAGCTTTATCGAATATTTTTGAAAAATCCACCGCTTCAATAGCATATTCCAAATTGGCGGCGACCCTCAC